CAATGGAGAGGTAACTTATCCGGCTATGTTCTTTACATTATCGGGTGCTAATATTTTAGCAAAGAATATAGAGTATCAATTTAGTTTATACTTTATGGATAGAATGCTAATGGAGGAAAGTAACGAAACTGAGGTTCTTAGTGATATGACTTTAGTAGGTCAAGATGTTGTGGCGCAATTACGTTACCCAAAAGCTATTTGGACTATTGGCGATAACGCACCTATTACTTTCTACACAGAGAGCGACCCTGACTATCTTGCAGGAGTCAAGATTGATATTACATTACAATTACCATACTTAAACGATAGATGCCAAGTGCCTTCTATTTATACATACTAATATGATAGGGAAAAAGATTAATCAATTAGCGACTGAGTTAGCACCTGCTTCAACTGACTTAACTATTATAGGCAATCCGACAACGGGAGTAAGTAAGAAGATTACACTTGCTCAGTTAGGTGCTATTTTTAGCGGTGCAGTTAGCTTCTATACAAACTATGCTTCGTTCCCTGCAACTGGAACAACTGATGTTATATTTTGTGCTAAAGATACTAAAAAGCTTTATTTATGGAGTGGTTCTGCTTATGTAGAAGTGTTCCCTTCACAAGCTTTATTAGATACTTATCAGCTAAGAAGTGAAAAGGGAAACGCTAATGGTTATGCTTCTTTAGATAGTTTAGGTAAAGTACCTATTAGTCAATTACCAAGTTCTTTAATGGAATACAAAGGAACTTGGAGTGCAGCGACTAACACACCTACACTTGCGAATGGCACAGGAGACACGGGAGATGTTTACATTTGTAATGCAGCAGGTAGCGTAAACTTCGGAGCAGGTTCTATAACTTTTGCAGTAGGAGATTATGTGATCTATTCAGGAAGCATCTGGCAGCGTTCAAGTGGTGCAGTTGGTACAGTTACAAGTGTTGCTGCATCTATTACAGGAGATGCAATAGGTATTACAGGAAGTCCAGTAACTACTTCAGGAACTTTAGCTTTTGCTTTTAGCGGTACTACATCACAATACATTCGTGGTAATGGCACACTTGCTAACTTCCCTACTTCTTTAGTTTCAGGAACAGGTACTCAAAATAGATTAGCCAGGTGGAGTTCAACTCCTGGAGAATTAATTAATAGTGGCATTCAAGATATTGGCGGTAGTATTACTAACGTGCTTACAACGGCAGGTCAATATGCTTGGCAGTTTAACGGAAGTACATCAACGGGATTGTCTTATGGTGCTTTAATTGTAGCAGGTACAAATGCAAGTGATGTATCGTTTAAGATTATGAATGCAAGTGCCACAAGTGCGTATTTATATATGTGGGGAGATGGCAGATTGCAGCTTAATAACATACCAAACGCTACGACAGATACAGATACATTTTTAGTAAGCGATAGCGGAGTTATTAAATACAGAACGGGTGCAGAGTTATTAAGTGACATCGGAGCGCAACCTTCAGGAACTTATGTTACAAGCGTAGGAGTAACAAGAAGTGGAGATGCTTTAGCAATTACTGGAAGTCCTATAACATCAAGCGGAACTATTAACATAGGATTTGCAGGTACGAGTTCACAATACATAAAAGGAGACGGAACTTTAGCGACATTCCCGTCTATTATTACACAAGCACAAAACTTAGTTACTGAGGTTTACAATAAAACAGGTGCGACTTTAACAAAGGGAACAGTTGTTTATATCAATGGCGGACAAGGAAACTTACCGGCAGTTACTAAGGCTCTTGCAACGGGAGATAGTACAAGCGCACAAACATACGGAATAGTACAAGCTGACATAACTAATAACAACAATGGTTATGTAGTGGTTGCAGGTAGAATAACAGATTTAGACACTCAAGCATATACAGAAGGCACTCAACTTTATTTGAGTTCTACAACTGCTGGTACTTATACAAGCACAAAACAATACGCACCTGCTCACTTAGTTTATGTAGGTATTGTAGTTAGAGCGCACCCGACACAAGGAGTTATTGAGGTTAAGATACAGAACGGCTATGAAATGGACGAACTTCATAATGTAGCTGCACAAAGTCCAAGCAACGGAGATATTTTACAATATGTATCAAGCACAAGTTTATGGACTAAGGTAGCAGGTACAACATCAAACATAGCAGAAGGAAGTAATCTTTATTATACCGAGGCAAGAGTAAACGCTAACACAAATGTAGCAGCGAATACGGCAGCAAGACACAATGCAGTAACAATAGGAACGGCTAATGGTCTTAGCTTATCTACTCAGGTTTTAAGTTTAGCTTTAGCTTCAGGTTCTACAACGGGTGCTTTATCTTCTACCGATTGGACTACGTTTAACAACAAGCAAAGTGCTTTAACCAATCCAGTAACGGGAACAGGTACTACTAACTACCTACCTAAGTTTACAGGTACAAGTACAATAGGGAATAGTAATTTAATAAATGATGCTTCTGGTAATTTAGGATTAGGAGTTACACCGAGTGCGTGGGCTTTGTATAAAGCAATACAAGTACAAGGCGCATCTATTGCTAACTTTGATACTTCGGATAACTCTATTGTTGGTTCAAATGTATTTTATGGTGGTTCGCCTACTGATTTTAGATATATTTCTACAGGTACATCAACAATGTATAGATTAAATGGTGGTGTTCATTCTTGGTACAACGCTCCTTCAGGAACGGCAGGTAACGCTATATCCTTTACACAAGCAATGACGTTAAACGCTTCAGGAAGATTGCTTTTGGGAACTACATCGGATAATGGTAGTGATAGATTACAAGTAAATGGTCAGGTTTATAGTTTTAAAGATAATGGATATAGTTTTATACTTGATAGAACTGCAACAACTAACTACAATGGTATAAGTCATAGAACAGGTAATTCTGCTAAGTGGTTTATTGGTATGAGAGAAAATGGTACTAATGACTATATTGCTTATTCTGAAACTACAGGAGTAGATGTTTTAAGATTGTCTAATACTACAGGAGCAGCTACATTCTCAAGTAGTGTAACGGCAGCTACTTTAATATTTAAAGATGCAATTAATTCTAACTCTTATGGATTTAGAGGTCTTTCAGGAATAGTAACTCTTGATGCAGGTAGTGTTTATCCTACAGGTTGGAATTTTCAATATGGTGGTGGTGCTTCTTCTGCATTATATATTAACGGAAGCGGTAACGTAGGTATAGGTACAAGTACACCAAATAGTTATTCAGGATATACAACTCTAACAATAAATAGTAATACAACAGGCTCAATTTTAGACCTTGATGTTAATGATGTAAGAACTGCAACTATGGCAGCTACTTCATCTGCTTTTTTTGTTTCAGCAGAAACAAGTATACCAATGATTTTGCAAACCAACGGAAGCGAACGTATGCGCATAACAAGTGGGGGGAATGTTGGTATAGGTACTACATCGCCAGCATCAGTATTAGAAGTAGCAGGTACATCAGCAATAACAGATTTTAGAATAAGCAGAACAGTTAGTGCAAGTACTTATTTTTATATATCAGCACCGGGCGGAAGTCCAAGTACTGCAACATTAGGAGTAAATGGTACGGCTGTAATGCAATTAAAAAGCAGTCAAGTTATAAATTTTGTAAACGTTCCAACTTCAAGTGCAGGTTTATCTAGTGGTGATATTTACAAAAGTGCAGGAGTATTAATGATTGTATAATAAATAAAATAAAATAATATGACAACAACTTACAAATGGGTAGTATCCCAATTAGACACCGCACCAAGCGAAGACACTCTTACTGATGTAGTTAAAACAGTACATTACAGATACCAAGTAGAAGACGGACAATATAGCGCAGAAGTTTATGGAACTATGGCTTGTGCTACACCTTCTGAAACTGACTTTACTGCTTATGCAGATTTAACTTATGAGCAAGTATGCGAGTGGTTAGCAGCAGGTCTTGATGTTCAAGCTTTAGAAACTAACTTAGAAGCACAGATAGAATATCAAAAAAACCCACCCATTGTAAATTTACCTTTGCCGTGGAATAAATAAATCTATATATCTTTACAAAAAAAACAATATGAAGTACAAACAACTATTACAATTAGTCGCTAACCTTAACGGAGTTATTGGTAGCCAAGAAACAAAGACCGCTAAAAAGCTTGTTAAGATTTATGAAAAAGTAAAGCCTAACCACGAGCAGTATCAATCCGAAGTAGAAATATTACGTTTAGATAATGCTCAGACAGACGATAAGGACTGCTTACTACTTACGGACAAACGGGAGTACAAGTATTCAAAGGAAGGCATCAAGAAACTAACAAAAGATATTGAAGCCTTAAATGATAAAGAATTTGATTTTCAAATAATTAACGTAGTCAATCCACAAGGTCTTGAGGACTTCACTTTTTTAGAAGATTGGACTATTGGCATAGAATTTAACAAACAAGAAGACATCGAACTATAAATGGCAAATAACAACCAAGCAGACCAATCAACAATCGTATCTTTAGTTAGTGCTACTTTAAGCATTACAAGTATTCAACCACTATTCACATTGTTGGCGAGTTTGGTTGCTATTGTTTCTGGAGCAATGGCTATTAGATACTATTGGAAAATGACCAAAAAACTAAAATGAGATTAATACTTTTAGCCTTATTACTTACATCTTGCGCTTCGGTTAAGAAGTTTGAGAAAAGATACGATAGCACGGGAACTACTAAAATAGATTCCGTGCATCTTACTTTTTATGATAGCGTTACCAAGATTGTAGAAAATGAGCAAGTATTTACAAAAGAAGTTACGATCTATGACACAATTCGCATAACTAAGGATAGCGTAATAGTAGTTCCCAAAATCGTAACTAAGTGGGTTTACCAGACAAAAGATAAGCAGACAGACAATAGCGTAGTTAAAAAAGATACAATAGCGTTTAATCGAACAGAAAGTACTCAAATTTCGATTGTAGATAAAAGTAAGGTAAGTACTGCAAATAACTTTTGGAAGGCTCTAATCGGTCTAATAATAGCGATTATATTAATTTTAGCTTATTGGAATAGATTATGGAAGTAAATCAAGCAGGTAAGGACTTAATAAAGCAGTTCGAAGGCTGCAAGTTAAAGGCTTACAAATGCCCTGCCGGACTTGACACAATCGGATATGGAAACACTTGGTATCCTGACGGCACAAAAATAAAGCCAGGAGATGTGATTACCCAAGAACGAGCCATTGAATTACTTGACATAATAGTTGAAGACTTTGCTAAAAAAGTTAAGCCTTTAATAAAACAAAACTTGACCGACAACAATTTTTCTGCTTTAGTTTCGTTTGCATATAATACAGGAGTTACAAACTTAAAAAGTAGTACTTTACTAAAAAAGGTAAATGCTGACCCTAAAGACCCAAGTATTAAGGCTGAATTTATGAAATGGGTAAGAGCAAATGACAAAGTGTTAAATGGATTAGTGAAGCGGAGAGAAGCAGAAGCTAAACTATATGAGCAACTTTAGAACTATATTAGTTAATTTATTATCAGACGAAAGCAATAGTATAAGCCACAAAAGAGTAGTGGCTTTGCTTGGTAGCATTTGTCTTTTTATTTCATTGTTCTTAAACATAATCTTAAAAATTAACCCAAGCGATAAGTTGGTAGATGCGGTCTTGTATCTTACACTATTTGCTATGGGTTACACCACAATAGATAAATTCAGCAAAAAATAAATAATGCTAAAATCAAAACGAAAACGACTATTCTTTGACATCGAGGTAAGTCCGAACATAGGTTTCTTTTGGACTTCTGGTTTCAAACTAAACATCTCAACAGATAGCATAATTAAAGAACGTGCTATTATTTGCATCTGCTATAAGTGGGAAGACGAAAAAGAAGTTTACTATTTACAATGGAATAGCAAACAGAACGACAAAAGAATGCTACAAAGTTTTATTGAAGTAGCAAACACGGCATCGGAACTTGTAGGACATAACGGAGATAAGTTCGACCTTGCTTGGATAAGAACCAGGTGCTTGTTTCACAAGATTGATATGTTCCCTTCTTACGTTACAATAGACACGCTAAAAGTAGCAAGGCAAAAGTTTAGATTTAATAGCAACAAGCTTAATTACATAGCTGACTATTTAGGCATTGGCACTAAGATTAAGACCGAGTACAGTTTATGGAAGGACATTGTTCTGCATAAAGACAAAGTGGCTATGGCTAAAATGATTAAGTATTGCCAGAAAGATGTAGTTTTATTAGAGCAGGTATTTAATGCATTAAAGCTGCACATAGAACCTAAAATACATTACGGAGTTATCTTTGGACAAGATAGAGGCTCTTGCCCTGAATGTGGAAGTGATGAGTTAATTATTACTATGAGGCGCACAACTGCAACAGGAGTTAAAAAGATATTATATAAGTGTAAAACTTGTAATAAGATACATAGCAAAACCGACAAATAATGGATAGTAAAATATTAGCAGCAGTTATAGAAGATATGCGTAGAAGAGAACTTGTAGGCAAATCTAAGTACGGAACTACAATGGATAGAAGTGATCTAAGCACAGGGCAATGGATTACACATTTAAAGGAGGAATTACAAGATGCAATTTTATATTTAACTAAACTTGAACAAATACACAATGCGCCTCAAGAAGATTTACAGCTTCGGGAATATCTTAGATAAAGAAATATACGAAGACCTAAAGCAATTAGATTATACTAATCCAAACTTTAAAGGGTGCGGAGATGAGTTTCAATACAATCGTGAATGGTGGGTTATGCTTGACCAAGGCGAGATAGTAGCTTACTGCGGTTCTATTTACTCTAAAGGCATTTGCATATTTAATCGTGCGTGGGTTAAGAAATCACATAGAGGACAAGGCATACAAAGACGAATGATTAAGACCAGGTTAAAGGCTGCTTCTACCTTTTGCCAC